ATTAACACCCACCGCCACATTATTTCCTCCTGTGGTATTTGCTCCCATAGCACTTGTACCTACAGCAACATTTGTTGCACCTGTAGTGTTTGCATCTCCTGCTAGTCCACCGATAAAAGTATTGCTAACACCTGTAGTTAATAGCTTACCTGCGGCATAGCCAACTGCTACGTTATACATATCAACATTAGAAGCTGGGTCTTGAGTGAATAATGCTTCATAGCCGATAGCTACAGAGTTATCTCCGTCTACATTACTATATAAAGCCTGTGTTCCGAGAGCCGTATTCCTTGTTCCTGTTGTATTCAAGCCCATAGCTTCATAGCCAATAGCTGTGTTGTAGTCAGATGTTGTAGATGCTCCTAGAGCTGTCTGACCTATAGCAATATTTCTGATGCCTGTTGTGTTAGCGTCTAGTGCTTGATAACCAACTGCTATGTTAGACGAACCTGTAGTGTTTGCTGCTAAAGCTTCAGAACCCACTGCTGTGTTTGTAGCACCTGTGGTATTTAATTTTAAAGATTCATTACCGAGTGCTGTGTTATTAGACCCCTCTGTATTTGTTGTTCCTGCTGTATGACCAATAGCAGTATTTCCTGCACCACTTGTGTTGGCTCCTAATGTTCCAGAACCAACGCCAACATTACCACCTGCGGTAGTTTGCGCATCCCCAGAAGCGTACCCAACGAAAACATTGTTATCACCTGTAGTCAAAGCCGTACCTGCTTCATCGCCAACTGTTACGTTGTAGTTACCACCACTTGCAATGCTGTTACCTGCGTTGACACCTGCTATGTAGTTTGATGTTCCAGCCGTTACTGTTGATTGAGTTCCGCTAATGATCCAACTGTTAGCCGATTCATCCCATAGGGCATATTTGCCAGCAGTAGCACCAAAGAATTTAACGTCATAACCCGTATCGTCTACGCCTACTGTTACTGTTCCTTGGTTGGATAACGCACCAGCATTGGTTAATGCTGCGGTTTTAGTTGTTCCTGCTAAGTTTACATCCGTTAATACGTCATAAACCACACCACCAGAACCACCTCCGTCAGTGGCTATAAATTTTGTTTCTCCTGCTAGTATTGCTACGTTAGCTCCACTACCGCAAGTAAATGTAAGTGTGTATGAAGTGGCATTTTCCATCATCCATACTTTAGAGACTGTGTTAGGTAACAGCGTTACAGTACACGCTTGACCACCGCCAGTCAGTTTAAGGTACATGGCTCTGTCGGAATCAGAAGCTCCGTCTGCTATAGTAATGTTGTCGGTTGAAGCGTTAGCTATGGCTCTAGTGCCATAACCAAGAGCTTGTCCAATCAACTCTAAATTCGTATTTGTAGTCGTTCCCCAAGTTCCACTGGCATCACCAGTAGCCATTTCATTAAGTCTTAGGTTATTAACGTATGTACTAGCCATTTATTTTCCTCGTGTAAAAATTATATATTATTAAGCAACTTCACTCCAGTCAGGAGATTGAGTTGTAGAAATTGTTGAGTAATTTGCAGATTGAGTTGTAGAAATTGTTGAGTAATTTGGTGTTTGTGAATCATCTATCAAAACCCAAACTAAAAGATCAGTAATTCTACCTATACCTTCTACTCCTGTAGGATAGATATTTGCGTGGGCTGTTGTACTAAGACTTCCTACTGATCCTGTTGCTGTTCCTAGTGTAACTGGAATTATATTTTCTGTGAATATCGTTAGGCTTGATATTGATCCTGTTCCTGCAACAGTTGTAGGATACATATTTGCATCACCTGTTACAGTTTCATCACCTAAAGCTACAGTAGATGCACTACCTGAAACACCAGTTATTGCAAATCCAGCAGCTAAAATAGTTCCTAAAGCACTTGTTCCAGCTAATCCTGTTTCTGTTACGTTGGCATCTCCGCTTACAGATTCAGTACCTAATGTGGTTGTTCCAGCTAATCCAGTGACAGATACATTAGCTACACCAGTAACTGTTTCATTTCCTACTGCACCTGTACCTGCAACTCCTGTTTCTGCTACATTAGCAGTACCAGTTACAGTCAAAGAGCTTAATGCTGTAGTTCCAGCAAGCCCTGTTAGTGCAATAGAGTTTTCTTCACCCCAAGTATCAGAACCCCACGTTCCTCTACCCCAACCTGTTACATTAGCCATTGGCTAACTCCTTTACGCTATTCTAATTACAGCGTTAGAAGCATCTGCGGTAGGAAATGTAATGGTAAATGATCCTGCTGTAGATGTTTTATCTGCACCAAAATCGAATACAGCTACTGCTGGGTCGCCTGAAGCTGAATCATTAAAGATCATACAACCTCTTGCAGTTATAGTTGCTGTGCCAAAAGTTAAATCAGCAAAGTCTGTAAATGCAGTTGTACCTGAAGTAGTAGGGTCTACTCGTGTTAAAGAGTTACCTTTAGCTGTGTAGTTAGTTCCACTAGCTTCTTGCGAAGTTGAATACGCAGTAGTAGCAGCACTCATAGTTGCACTACTTGTATATAGTGCTAATCTAAATGTGTTACCACCTGAGTTTTTAAAATTATGGACACCTTCTAAAAGTTCTTTTTTAAAAGACGTACACATTGCTTGAGTAATAGCCATTACAGCCTCCTTATTATATTTGCTAGGTCTTTATGACCTTGTTTTTCTAATTCATTGCATATAGTACAAGTATGGTTTTTTATTCCTTCTTGTATGTAATGTGCAACAACCATTTTAGTTCTTGCTTTAAAAGCATGAGCTTGTGCTTTTATTTCTACAGGAGCAGTATCACTTATAGAAATTAGTTTATTAGTAGCCATTTCAGCTACTTCTTCAATAGTATGACCTCTATTAGAAGTAGTTTGTACTCCTAAATCACCTATAGAAATTTCAAATTTATCTGTTTGCATTAATATTCTTTTGGCTCAACTGGTTTTAAGTCCTTTCTACCTATTATACCTATTGGTTTTTTTATTTCAGCTTGTTGCATATCAGACCATTTACAGACATTTATATTGCCATAATTATCTTGAAAAGTAACTTGAGGGTTATCTAGTCTATGATACCCATATAATTTATTTTTTGTGTCTACATCTGTATCTAAAAGAGATGATCGTGGTGCTATTCCCACTTTTATACCTTGATTAATACATTTTCCTATCCAAAATTCTACACATCCTCTTCCTGCTTCTGCAAAGTGCATATTAGTTTGGTAAGTAAAATCTACACCAAAAATAGATATTTGTTTTACTTTACTCCATAAAGCATAAGCTATTGCATAAGCTACTGTATTATTTAAATAAGCACTTTCAGAATATTTAACTATTTGTTTTAAAGGATATTCTTCTACAGCAGGTACTCTTTCATCTAATTCACAAGAATAAATAGGATAATCAACTAATGGCAATTTATTTCTCATCATTGGGGTCATTGTTCCAGCATCTTCGGTATCAAGAAAACGACTCATTGGGTCTAATATAAATGCTCTGTCAATGTTAGGTAAAACTCCTATCATGGCATTTATAGCCCATATTTCATCAAAAAATATACTGTGTGTTTGAGCTAAATGAAAATCTAATTGACTTTGACCCATAGCAACTATTGCAATATTTTTGCCTTCTAGTTTTTTAATAGGGTCATTAGACATTTATTTTTCTTTGTCCATCCCTGTATGCGTCTTTACGATTATAACCATCTGATTCTAATGTTAATCGTTGCAATGCTTCTTGAAATCTTTTTTCATAATTCATCATTAAATCAGGTTCACCTTTCATAAAAGTATATGCTTCTAATAAGCTAGCATAAAGCAATACTTCTGGAGCATTTGTACCTAACCAAGTTGTTCCATCAGAAGCTACTGTAATAGATTGAGGTACATAAAAATAATGTAATTCTGTTGTGTAATTTGAGTTTGGTGTAGGACCAACTATAAAAGTAGTGTCGTCAAATTGTGCATAATGTTTTGGTGTTCCTGTAGTAGAAACAAGAGGATAAGCTTCTCTCATAAAACTTACATCAGTATTTAAAAGATAACTATAATTACTATCGCTATCTAATACAGCTAAAGAATAAGGATATAAATAATCACTAGGAGTTGATAAATATTGGTTACTAGCAGTAAATGTTCCAGTAACATTTTTTCTAAAATTAGGTAACTCTACAGATTTTATTATTCTATCTTCTGCTTGAACGATAAAAGTAGGTAAATTTGAAACAAATGATGTTTCAGTATTTTGCGTATAATCTTGTATAGCTGATTTTAATGTTGTAAATGTCCAACTCATTCTGTACTCACTGTTAATTTACCAATTTCACCTTTAATATCTAAACCCATTGTAGAAGAACCAAATTCTGTCACTCCACCTCCAATAGGATTAAATGAATAATAACTAGTTGAATCTTTTTCTCCTGTATCTATTCTAGGATTATATAAATTTTGTGGGTCAACTACATTTAATTCACCTAGTTTTAATTGAGGTTGGTCTTCGTCTAAACATTCTCTGCAAACACGCAATCCATTTCGCACACCATCGTATATTTCATATTGTAATTCGTTCAGTTTATAACTAAACGCACAACGATCACATTGCCCTAAAGCTTTACTTGCTCTTGCATATGCCATTAATAACCACTCATTGTTAAATCAGGAACAAATCTTATGGATGCTTTTTCTCTGTCTGCTTCACTTACTTCTTCCCATAATTCCATATAGCGTTGTCTTATCATAGGAACTCTTTGTTGAGCTTCTGGTGATTTACAAGCTAAATTATAAGCTAGAGCATAAGTAAGACACGGAAGATATCTTGTAGGAACATCAGCTTCATTACTAGCTACAACACCAACATCTTCTATTCTTTTTACATAATCATATATTAATGAATATGTTTCTTGAGAATCAGGAGTTGACCACAAAACTATTTTTACAGCATTATTATCTTTATCTACATAAAATTGCGTAGGTTTTGATTGTGTTAATTTGTTTGATTGGTGATTGTATTCAGTTCTCGATATACGATTTAATCTTTGGTCAAACTGACTTGAGGTATTACCAGCATTAGTTCTTATAAAAGCATCAACGACATCTAAAGCACTAGCATCTATAGTATAACTACTTGTTCCTGCTGTTAAAGTTGCACTTCCTTGTTCTACTGTCCACAAGTTTAATCCTTTGTTTTGCCATTCTAAAAACACTAAATTTAAAGCTCTTTTAGCTCCACGATAGCTATATCCTGAACGTAACTCTAATCCACAAAGATCATAAGCTTCTTCCATAATATCGCTTATGTCTAAGTTAAATGTAGTAGTTCCACTTGTAGCCATTATTTTTCCTTTTTAATTCTAGTTATAGTTACACCCGATTTAGTTTTAGTAACTTTTTTCTTAGACGCAGGTGCTTTTGTTATTTGATTTCTCATGTTTGTTCTTGATATTGTCATATTAACATTTCCACCTTCTACGAGCTTGCCTGATCCTAGAATTAGGATCGTTTCTTGTTTTAGCTGAACTTCTTTTTAATTGTCCTGCTGACCTTGCACAATAAGATTTTCTGCGTTTAGCAGCTTTACTA